TGTTGCGCAAATGGGCACGCACAAAGCGTGACAACAATGAACTGATCTTGTTGGGGGAAATGTGACGATTTCACGCAGTGTCGTCACTGTCGGCACAGCTCAAACAATGGTTGTGCCGCCAAGCACTGACACACAGCGCGTGGTGCTGCAAAATCAGCAGCCTGAAGGCGACGTTGGCGATTACAGCCGTGACGGTTACGTGTATCTGGCGCAATCGTTTTTTAGTGTCCCTAATGGCGGCACGGTTTCGTTTGCTATTCAGGCGGGGCCGCAAGGTGCGCAGTTTGAGTTTTATAGCATTGTTGCCAAAGGTAACCCCGTTAGGGCGTACCTGATTGAAGGCGCGACGTACACCACGGGCGGAACGGTCACCGCGTACAACATGAACCGCAACTATTCCGATGCGTACGGTTCCGTTTTGACTAGCGCGACTAGCGTCACAGGCGGAACAGTTATCAGTTCAGAGTCTGTTCCCGCCAGCAATCAGGCAGGCGGAAGCCTAGGGTCGGCTAAGGTTCACACACTGCGACCGTCAACCGGGTACGCGATGAGTTTCACCGCACCATCTGGCGCGGCAGACGTTCATTTCGAACTTGGCTTCACTGAGCAATACAACGGACTTCATGACATTTACTTAGGCACAGCAGGCAGCGCAATACGTTTGCGCGGCGGCGAGCTCATCACAATGGACCTATATCCCGGTGAAGCGGTTTACGCATCAGCAAACGGCACGGCTTGTGCCCTGGCGATTCAAAGGCAGGACTAGACAAATGCCGTACTACATTACTGATAAGTCTCCTGATTGCAGCGGTTGGGCAACCATCGCGGAAACTGGTCGTGTAGTCGGGTGTCATGCGACTAAGCAAGACGCTATTGACCAAATGGTTGCCGTGTCCATTCAAGAGGGTATGCGGCCCGGTGGGGAACGCGCACTGCCAGACAACTACCGTCCCGCATTGGATCAGTCGGTGCCAGACGGTAGGGCGTGCGGCAACTGCTACTTCTATGATGAAACAAATGTGCGCGGCGACAAAGCTTGGTGCGAAAAGTGGGACGACTACGTAAGCGGCGCTTACTACTGCAACGCGTGGCAGCCCGAAGGGGAAGAACGCGCACCCGCATCAATACCTGTTGAGACTAGGGCGACACCGCCAAACTATATGCAAACAGCGGCGGCACGTGGTTTGGAATTACGCCGTGAAGGTTTCGCGGGTGACGGCGTTACTGATCAGACTGTGCGTGAAGCGCGTGAAATGGCTGACGGCAACATTTCAGATGACAAGATTATCCGCGCCTATGCTTGGTCACGGCGACACGCGGTAGACCTTGAAGCATCAAAGAACCGAAACACTGACGACCCCGAATGGCCCGGTGCGGGAGCTGTCGCACATTACCTGTGGGGAATTGACCCCACTGATCCTAGACCCGCGACCCGTTGGCTAGAACGTGAATCAAATCGTTTGCAAGGAAGGACAGAAATGTCAGCTATTGAAATCCGCACCTTTGCAGCGGAAGTCACTGAGATTCGCGCAATGGAAAACGGCGACGGAATGACGTTCGGTGGTTACGCGTGGCGATACAACGCACCTAGCCTGCCGCTGCCTTTCACGGAACGTATCGCGCCAGGTGCTTTCACTCGCACCCTGAAGTCAAAGAATGATATTCGGGCGTATGTTAATCACGATGACACGCTGCTGCTTGGTTCGACTCGTGCAAAGACTCTGCGCATTGAAGATCGGCCTGACGGTGGATACGTTGAAATTGATTTGCCTGACACGACAGCGGGGCGTGACATTCGCGCTTTGGTCGCACGGGGCGATATTACGGGAATGAGTTTCGGGTTTTCTACCGTCAAGGATGCGTGGTCAGTTGACGGAAACGAGCGCACCCTAAACGAAGTTCGTTTGCATGAAGTCAGTGTTGTCACTGGCGTTCCCGCATATCCGCAGACGACTGCTAGTGTTCGCGCCATGCGTGACCTTGCTACCCGTGCATCAGTAGACGTTGACGAGCTCACGCTGGCAATCAATGAGCTGCAAGCCGGAAACACTTTGACTGCCGATCAGGTTGCTACACTTTTGGAAGTCATTAACACTTTGCAACTGAGTGACGATGGGGTTGTGGGTATGGAGAACCTAGGGGAACTTGGTTACGACGGTGTGACCCATGAAGGTGAAGGCGCTATGCACGAAGGCGACGGAACTGAAATTGAAGTTGAGGCCAGCGTTTCCATTCCCATTTCACTTCTGCAAAAGCAGATTGACCTTGCCGCAAAAACTATCGGCATCTAAAAACTTCCTACTACATCGGAGCCGATGGGCAGGATTGCGTAAGCGGAGCCGCTTCGCGTTTGTAAACAATTCAAACTAACTAAGGAAAGGGGACTCTAATGGAGTACCTGAAGCGCCAGGTGGAGGCACGCCAGTCGGCGTGGCACGCCGCAAAGTCGCTCCTTGACGCGGCAGCCGCTGAGAAGCGCGACCTGTCTGCCGATGAGGAGCAGTCCTACAGCCGCATGATGGCTGACATTGATGAGCGTTCGCAGAAGATTGCTGATCTTCAGGCCGCTGAGGCACGCGCCTTCGACATTGAAGCATCAATGGCTGCCGCACCTGAGGTTCGTGACGTTCGCGCCGCAAAGACCGCAGGTGACTTTGACGTTGTTCGCGCACTCGCCGCTGGTGAGATTCGCTCGCACACGTTTGAGCGTCGTGACCTTAACACTTCGGATGATTCTTCAATCGTCCCGCAGTCGTTCTACGACGTTATTCAGGAGAAGCTCGTTACCGTCGGCCCGATGCTTGACGGCAACATTGTCACCCTGCTCAACACCGCTTCCGGTGAGGACATCAAGGTTCCTGTTGAGTCCACCCGTCCGGCAGCAACCGCAATCGCTGAAGGCACGACCATCACGGAACTTGACCCCACGTTCTCCAGCATCACGCTGAAGTCACAGAAGGTCGCTGTTCTCACCAAGGTCAGCCGCGAGCTGCTTCAGGATTCGGGCATTGATCTCGTTGCCTACCTGGGCCGCACCCTGGGAACCTCTATCGGTATCAAGGTCAACAACCTTCTGACTGTTGGCACTGGCACTGTTGAGGCTAAGGGAATCATTGCCGCTGCTGGCGCTGGTATCACTGGTGGCACTGCTGTCAGTGGTGCGTTCACTGCTGACAACCTCATTGATCTTGCTCACTCCGTTGACGGCGCTTACGTCCGTAACGGTGCGGGTTGGATGATGCGCCGTTCAAGCATGGGCACGCTTCGCAAGCTGAAGGACACCGCAGGACAGTACCTGTATGTTCCGGCTGCTTCGATCGGCGTTGCTGATTCGTTCATGGGTTTCCCGATTTTCGAGAATCCCGACGTTGCCGCTACGGCAACCAGCGCGAAGTCGGTTGCGTTCGGTTGGTTCGGTTCGTACCACGTTCGCCAGGTTGGCGGCATTGAGGTTGCTCGCTCTGATGATGCTTACTTCGCATCTGATGAGGTTGGCTTCCGTGTCACCATGCGTATCTGGGGCGACCTTGGTCAGTCCGACGCTGTTAAGGTCTTTACGGGCAACGCTGCATAAGTAGCGCCGTAAAACAATCGTCTGTGTGGGGCGGGGCGCAGGACCGCCCCACACAGGCTTCACATCCTGCAAAAACCTGCGCAACACTCTGCGAACGGAAGTCCCCTGCGATGGATAGAGCAGCACGCCGCCGTGCGGCACGTAACGGAAACATGATTGCTGGCACTTGGTTTTCCAATGCCGCGTGGGCACAAACGGGTTACGGTACGCAAACGCGTCAAGTAGTTTCCCGGATGATTGCTGACGGTCACCACATTGCGGTAACCGCGAACTATGGTCTTGAAGCAACAATGACTGAGTGGGAAGGCATCACGCATTTCCCACGCGGATTTGACCCGTATTCAAATGATGTGATGAACGCTTATCACGCTGACTGGTGTAGGCAGTATGACACCAGTCGCAATCCGCTGTTCACGCTTTATGACGTGTGGGTGTTGAAGAATCCGCGCCTAGATGAAGTGCAGCTTGTGTCATGGGTTCCCATTGATCACCTGCCAGCACCTAGTAGTGTTGCCGCGTTCTGTGCCAAGCCGAACGTGACCCCTGTCGCCATGAGCAAGTTCGGGTCAGAACAGTTGACCCGTCTAGACATTGACAATGTTTATATTCCGCACGCTATTGAAACAAACGTGCTGAAGCCGACAGCAAAGATTGACACCGCTAACGGTTGGCGCACCGGGCGACAAATAATGAACGTCCCTGATGACGCTTTCGTTGTCGGTATCGTTAATGCAAACAAGGGCGTGTCACCTAACCGCAAGGCGTTTGGTGAACAACTGCTTGCGTTCTCTATCTTTGCCAAAGACAAGCCTGACGCTGTTCTGTATTTGCATACGGAAAAGACAGGCGGCATGGGTGGTATCAATTTTGATACCCTTATTGAAGCTGTCGGTTTGCGGCCTGATCAGTTCGTGTTCGTGAATCAGTATCAGCAGCGTATGGGAATTCCTGACAACGTGTTTGCTGCAATCTATACGGGAATGAATGTGTTGCTTGCCGCGACATACGGTGAGGGATTCGGCATCACGGTTATTGATGCGCAGTCATGCGGAACGCCAGTCATTGTCAACAACTTCAGTGCACAGCCTGAACTGATCGGTGACGGTTGGAAGGTTGGTGGACAGCCGCTATGGGACGCTGCACAGGGCGCATGGTTCAACGTGCCTAGCGTGCCGGACATGGTGACCGCGTTGAACGAAGCTTATGAACGTAAGGGTGACGGCAAGTCAGACACGGCACGGGCGTTCGTTGTTGAAAACTATGACGCTGACACTGTGTATGAAAACGCGTGGCGACCGCTATTGGAAACTTTGTGATCCCGGCAATGATCGTGCCAATCCTGGCGCGTCCCGATCTGCTTGACGAAATGCTTGCGACAATTGACTACCCGATTGAACACCTAGTCATTATTGATAACGGGCACTGTGTCAAGGAAGTCACTGCGAAGCACGTTCACAACATTCACATTGTCACTATGCCGACAAATCTTGGTGTAGCGGGTTCGTGGAACCTTGGCATAAAGTCATTACCGTTTGCCCCGTATTGGCTGATTGCTAATTTTGATTTGACTTGGCCTGAAAGATCGCTTGAACGTTTCGATAAGGAAGCGACAGCGCACGAGCTTGTGCTGTCTGATGCCTTCCCGCCGTGGGCCGCGTTCGCGCTTGGTGCTGCCGTGGTGAACGCTGTCGGTTTATTTGATGAGGCTTTGCACCCTGCATACTTTGAAGATTTAGACTACGAACGCAGGTGCGAACGTATCGGGCCGATGATTCGTCGAACAAGTATCCCGGTTGATCATGCGAACAGCAGCACGTTGAAAGCCGGATACGAACAGCGCAATAACGAAACGTATGATTTAAATATGAAGTATTACCATGACAAGATGAGCCGCAACGATTACAGCGAAGGCGTGTGGAATGTTCGCCGCCGACGCATACTGACGTGGGACTGATATGGCACATGTTGAGCAGCGCGAGTTTTTCGCATCAATGGTTGCTAAGTTTCCGGCATCGTTTAATGGCGTGCGTGTTCTTGAAGTTGGTTCACTGAACATCAATGGCACGGTTCGAGATTTCTTCACTGACTGCAAATATGTGGGTGTAGATGTTGCGTCAGGTTCCGGCGTGGATGTGGTGTGCCAGGGTCAAAATTTAGATTATCTTGACAAAACTTTTGACACTGTGATTAGTGCTGAATGTTTGGAACACAATCCTTATTGGGCTGAAACCTTCGCCAACATGGCGCGTATGTGTAACGGCATGGTGTTTATGTCGTGCGCCACTACGGGCCGCGCCGAACATGGGACGGAACGCACGACCCCGAACTGTTCGCCACTTACTGTCAGTCTTGGTTGGGACTATTATAGGAACCTGACTGCGCAGGATTTCATTACTGAACTTGATCTTGATTCAATGTTCAGTGAATGGAATTTTATGACAAATGATTCATCACATGATTTGTATTTCTTCGGTTCAGTCAAATAGGAGGCGCTGTGGCGATTAGTAACGGTTATGCCACGCTGGCACAGGTCAAAGCTGCCGCCAGAATCACGGACAGCGTTGACGACTCTCTGCTAGAAATGTGCACCGAAACCGCGTCCCGCATGGTTGACGGATATTGCGAACGCCGCTTTTACACGGCAGGCACAGAAACCCGCTACTTTGCTGCTGACACTTCCTACGTGTGCAGCATTGATGACGTAATCGGAACGGCGATCACGGTCAAAACGTCAAGCGATGTTGACGGCATTTATGACCTGACATGGACTGCTTCTGACTACCAGCTTGAACCGGGCAACCGCACCGCGTCGGGATTGGCTTTCCCCACGATGACGCTTCGTGCTGTCGGTGACTACCTGTTCCCCATTGTGGGCAATGAAGTTGCTGTGGAGATTACGGGCGTGTTTGGGTTTGGTACTGCTGTTCCTACGCAGGTGACGCACGCAACGATCCTGCTTGCCCTTCGCCAATACAAGCGTTACGACTCGCCAACGGGTGTTCTTGGCTTTGGTGATATGGGTGCGGTTCGTGTTGGGTCGCGGCTTGATCCTGACGTTGCAATGATCCTTGCCCCGTTGCGTCGGACTCCGGCAGGTATCGCGTGAGCATGACGACCCTTCGCACGGGTCTAGCGGCAAACCTGGCGACCATTTCTGGCCTTCGCACATCTGCCACCGTGCCGGACGATCCTAAGCCGCCTGTGGCTGTTGTAATGCCACAGCGGGTCATCTGGGATACGTCCTTCGCTCGTGGCCTAGATCAGTACGAATTTGTTGTGCTGGTCATTGTGGGCCGCGTAGATGAGCGAACAGCTCAGAACACGCTTGACGCTTACTGCGCACCGACAGGTGCAGGTTCAATCAAAACCGCGATTGAATCCGATAAGACTCTCGCAGGGGCAGCAAACACCCTGCGAGTAACTGAAATGCGGAACTACACCGCAATTCAAATTGCAGAAAATACATACCTTTCCGCAGAATTTGCGGTCACGGTCTACGCATAAGGAGTGCCAAAATGGCAAAGTATGTTGTAACAGAGCCAGTGATCTTGTTCGCTGGCAGCACGGTCACATCCTCATGTGCATCCGTGACCATTTCGGTGGAAGCCGACGATGTTGAAACCACCGCATTTGGTGCTTCGGGTGGCTGGCGTACCCGCATCGGTGGATTGAAGTCAGGTTCCGTTGACTTCGAGTTTCATCAGGATTTCGCCGCTGGTTCGATTGATGCGCTGTTCTGGCCCAACCTTGGCGGCACTGTCGCTGTGAAGGTGCGTCCGGGTGGAACTGCCGCAATCAGCACCGTCAATCCCGAATACCAGTTTGACGTTCTCGTTGCACAGTACAGCCCGATTGATTCGGCTGTTGGTGACCTTGCTACCGTGTCGGTTTCGCTGCCGATCACTGGCGCAGTCACTCGCGCAACCGCCGCGTAAGTAAACTAATCTCAAACCCTCTGACCTGCTAGGAGTCCTGCAATGATGCGTTTGCCGCTGCACGTACAGTACGAAGATGGATCGGGCGCAGATGTTGTTGCGTCCGCGCCCGATCTCATCGCCTTTGAACGTCACTTCGATAAGTCAATGGCAGTGTTCAGTGAGCAGGTTCGCATTGAATACATGCTTTGGCTTACGTGGACTGCGCTGAAGCGTAAGAATTTGGTCACCGCTGACTTTGATCCTTGGTCGGAAACTGTCGCGGCAATCGAATTCGGTGAGACTGAAGGCGCAGACCTTGCCCCTTTGGAGAGCACTCAGCCCATTGGCTGATTACGCATCTAGCGTATGAGTGGGGTGTGCTGCCCGATGATGTTGCCGGGCAGCACCCCCGCACTATTGCTACGATGTACCGATACCTGCGCTGGCGTAACACTGAACAAAGTAAGCAACAGCGAAAGTAGGCATCATGGCTAATCGCATAAACATTGCAGGCTTTGATGCGACTATGAAGGCGTTGAAAGAATACGATGAAGTTCAGTACAAACTGATTCAACGTGAGATTACTAAAGCCGCTACTGCAATCGTTCGTGTTGCACGGGCTGAACTAATGTCTGCTGATGTTGTTTCTAATTGGGGACGTTGGACGTTTTCGCGTGATGGTCGTGACTTGGGTTTTGAGGCTTCGCGTGCCGCGTCAACAATCAAGGTCACTAGGGGTTCCGGCAAGATCAAGCGAAACCGTGGCGTGTTTGTGACGAACGCTATTGGTGTTGTGTCTACTGATCCGGCAACACAGATTTTTCATGTTGTCGGTCACGCGAAGCGGCAGGGTCCGCGCACGTCCGCTAAGGGCGAGACAATGCGTGCCAACATGGCTGATGCTGTTCCGAAGCCGCGTGGCATTTGGGCAGGCGAAGAACAGGAAAAAGGCAACGCGCTTCGCCTTATTGAACAGGCAGTTCAGGAAGCACAGCGCATCACTAACCGTACTACGGCATAAGGAAGGCAAATCATGGCTATTGCTATTTCCATTGTCGGCAAGTACGACGGTAAAGATATTGCGAAGGCACAGCGCGAACTTAATGCAATGGCGAAGTCTGCCGGGATCGCCACTAAGGGCGCGACGGATGTTGGCAACGGCTTTAAGTCAATGGCTGGCAAGCTTGCCATTGGCGCGTTGGCTATCGGCGGTGTCACTGCTGGTTTTATGAGCCTTATTCGGGCTGCTGAAGAATCCGCAGTTGTTCAAGCGACGACTGAGCAAATCATCAAATCCACTGGTGGCGCGGCACAGGTCACTGCGGAACAGGTTTCTGAACTGTCACGCCGCCTGTCTGAACAAATGGGCATTGATGATGAGCTGATCCAAAAGTCAACCAACCTTCTGCTGACGTTCAAGAACGTGAAGAACGAAGGCGAAGGACTCAGCGCAATGCTTGACCGTGCCACGGTCGCGGCGCAAGACCTGGCAGCGGCTGGTTTCGGTGACGCGGAGTCTGCCGCGAAGATGCTTGGCAAGGCGCTGAACGATCCCACTAAGGGATTGACGGCACTGAGCCGTGCAGGCGTGACGTTCACGCAGGGTCAGAAGGATCAGGTAGCCGCGCTGGTTGCGTCAAACAATATGTTTGAAGCACAGAACGTCATCATGGGCGAAGTTGAATCACAG